CGCATAGCCTCTGCACCACCCTCAGCAAAAGCAATGGTGTCAGCCGCAGGGAAGAAGATGCCGGTGTTGGCGTCAGTGCCTCTGAGCGCGGGGGCGGCTGCTGTGCCGTCAACATCAGAAAGGCCGTTTGTGCCGTCTAAAATTAAGCTCATAAAACCACCCATCTTGAACCCGAAGGTACTGTTACTGTTACCCCACCTGACACGCTCATTGGCCCTGCGCTCATGGCGCTGCTTCCGCTTGGGATGCTGTAGCTTGTTGCCACGGTATTGGAATTGACTACCAAGCCGTTGGAGGCCACTAACGCAGTGGCTTGCAATTCGCCAGTGCTTGGCTTGTACAAGTACTTAGGGTCGCTGGTGTAGATTGTTGTTGGCGTTCCGCTAGTGACCGCAGCAAAAAGAGGGTAGAGATTGCTCGCCGTGGTGGTGTCGTTGCTGATTGTTGCGCCAGCCGTTCCGTTGGATGCCGCAGTGATCAGACCCTTGGCATTGACCGTGATGTTTGCCGCAGTGAACGATCCCACATTGGAGTTAACAGTCGCCAGTGTGCCAGCAGCAGTGACATTGGTTGATCCATCAAAAGAGGGGCTGGTGTAGGTCAGATCACCTGTAACGGCAATCGTGCGGCCTGTAGTTAGGGTGGCTGCGCTGCCGGTGGTGCTTTGGTTTAGCGTAGGGATGTCAGCCGCAACAACAGCGCGGAATGTCGGTACACCAGCAGACCCGTTAGGTGCAGCCAAAACAAAGTTGGCCGTTTTGCTAGCGTAAGGGTTGAGCGTGTCGCCGTAGCCAGAGGCCAAGCTGATTGCAGGGGTTGTACCTCCGCTTGACGCAACAGGTGATGTTCCGGTGACTGAGGTAACAGTGCCTACAAACTGGTCAGCAGATGAAATCGTAAAGTTAGGGTAAGTACCAGTGATCGTGGTTGTGCCGCCTTGGGTCAAGGCAACAGTCTGATCCGGTGCTGTATTGGTGATGGTTAACGTGCCAGAAGTTGTGATCGGGCTACCCGAAACACTGATGCCCGTGCCACCCGTAGCCGCCACACTGGTGACTGTTCCAGACCCACCGCTTGCGTTAATTGTCTGATTAGGCCAACTGCCTGTGATCGAGGTGATGTTTGTTCCAGCTACCAAGCTAGGGGTTGCTGTACCTGTACCACCACTAGCCACCGCAAGAGTCCCGCCCAAGGTAATCGTGCCGGTTGTGGTGATTGGCCCACCGCTTGTTGTTAGACCGGTAGTGCCGCCCGATACAGCGACACTTGTCACTGTTCCTGTTCCAGCGCTGACATTGACGGTGACATCATCACCAGAGGCAGTCGCGGTAACAGTCGCGCCAACGAAGTTGATGTTCTTCACACCCGTGGAGATTGAGCTACCCTCGTCTTTAATGCCTACCGCTCCGTTGGTCGACATGGTGCTGATAACTTGTATCTTTTGAGCCAAGTCGGGAGATACAACCTCACCCACATTGATCTCTTGCCCAGTAGACAAAGTAATGATCAAGCTGCCATCAAAGTCAATCTTGGCGTCCGTGACAGAAACGCCATCTTGACCATCTACACCATTTATGCCGTTCAGCCCATCAATGCCGCGAGGGCCTGGCAACCCATCACGACCTGGCCTTCCGTCTTTGCCAGCTTTGCCGTCTATGCCGTTGCGCCCGTCTCGACCATCTTTGATGCTGGCGACCCGTTTCTCAATCGCTTTGCCGGTTTCATCGTACCGCGCCCGAATATCGGACTCCATCTTCTTGAGGGCTTGCAGCACCAGATTGACATTGGCCGCAATCTTTTGTTTTTGGACTTCTTTGCTCTCAGCAATCGACTTGTGGATTGACTCAAGCGCCGCTAGCTTGTCATCGTCAGACATTGAATCGAGATCAATCATTTCAATGCTCCCGACAGTTGATCAAGGAACTCGTTCTCGACTGAGCGCAAATTCTCTTGTTTGTTTGCCATCTGCAACTCAACGATCTTGGATTTGTTCTTGATGTCCGCCTCTTTGAGCATCAACTCAGCAATCTTGACCCGTTTGTCAAACTCTTTGGCTTCGTTGTCATCTGGCAGATTTTTTGTCAGCGCCGCCATAGTCTTGGCTTGCGATTCTTGCGGCATAAGCTGCGTTTCAACTGCCAACTTCTGCGCCTCTGCCCGATTTTGCTCTGCTTGCGTAGTCTGCACCGCAATCTGAGCCTGTGCTGCTTGCAGTGCCAACTGTTGCTGGGCTTGCTCCAACTGTTGTGCCTCTGGGTTAGGCTGGCTCATCTGATCGAGTGCCGCAATCATTTCATACCTGTTAGATAGGCTGGAGTTGGCAAAGATGCCTTTCAGAATGATCGGCAACACCGGTGTATTCGGGCCAAGAGTCTGCAATAGACCCACAAACTGCTGCTGCTCGTACTCTCTTGCGATAATTCCAAGCGTAGCCGTCGGTATGAACTTCATGTCCACCGATGGATAGCGCTCTGGGTCGAACTGCATGTACCTGAACGCCGCTTTTTGGATGAACGGGATCAAGAAATCCTCTTGAAAGTTCACCAGTGTGCGTTTGTACTTCTTGATGATCGTAGCCACTGCCATTGACATGCCAGCGCCGTCCCGATTACCTTGGCTGACCATGCCCTGACCATCCATCGTGCCGGTGGCTTGCAAAAGCATCCTCTCAAACTCTTTGGCCGTGTTCAGGTTGTTGAGACTTGTCTCGCCAAATTTAAACGGATAGAGAATTTCAGCAGGGTTGCCGTTGACCAAGAACGCTTTGCCAGGTTTTACCTCAAACTTAGCGCCCCTTGGAAGGCGGGAAGCGTCCAAACCGATCATTGGTGAGGTAGTCAAAGCAAGTGAATCCAGATGGCTACGCACTTGCGCGTCAATCGCCTTCTGCATGTTGTAGGATTTCTCAACCGTCCCTCGACCCAACAGCCGATTCGGAACGGTATCGTCCTGATACGACAGAACTGGCCGGTCTTTCATCATGTACGGGTTTTCTTCTGCTTTTAGCAGCAAACCCTCGTTGGCAATCACGACAATGGCTTCTACCATGTTTGAGTAATCGTCAGCAACCGAGTCTTCGGGAAATAATTCTTCTATTTCCTCGTCCTTTTCGGTCAAGTACTCCCTTGGCACAAGGCCGTAGTACGTCAGCAGCCGCACTTTTCCGTCTCTGTACTGGCTAACCTCTTGAGTTGGCTCAAGATCAGTGTCTTCGTCACCAGTGGTGATGTTTACCTTGCGGTAGATGCCCTTCTCAATCCCCTCAACCACCTTGTGGATGCTGACAAACTTCTCAATCGCCACCCCCATGCAGTCATCAATAGATGTCCCGTTGGGGTCGAACAAGAAATTCTTAGGGTTGACAGGAGTAATCTTTACCGCAATGCGGCTTTTTTCCACCACACCAATGGCAGCTTGACCCATCTGGCCTGGAATCGGCTGGGTGGCTGGTTCAAAGATTTTCTCGGTCTTCACCACGATCTCGCCAATGCCAGTGCCATAGATTTCAGCCATCAACTCGATCTGGTCGATAGCTTTTCTGATTTTGTCTTGCTTAAAGTCTTCCATCAACTGGGCTTTAAGCGCCTCGACATCAAGCGGGTTGCCGTTGACGTCTTTAAGATCGTCCTCAATATCAAAGAACTCGCCCTGACCAAAGATCGCTTCCATGATCTCAGCGTGTCGAGTCTCCACCGCTTGCTGGGTGGCTGGGGTCACAATTCTGCTACGCTCAGACTCTCGCGTTTTGTCCTCCGCAGCCCATTCGCCACGGAAAATGCGCTCGTATTCTAGGTAGTCGGGAAGATAGTTGGTGTCGCGCCAGTCGCGCCAGCGGTCACAGTGGTCAATGACAAAGGAGGTTAGCTCTTTGTCGTTCTCTGTTGGTTCGTCGAACTCATTTTGATCCATGCTAGACCCCGCTTATTACGTCCATCGGCTCCCACGCATCGTCATCGTCTTGCTCAAAGTAGCTTGTCACGGCCAGTTGGTCGATATATGACAGCGCATCCGGCAAGTCATCATGCACACCCTGCGAGGGAAACATCAGAAGCTGGTCAGTAAAGTCTGCCCAGTCTTCTTCGCTGTTCAGGATGACTCGGCCATGCTCGAATCTCCCCTGCAACGACCAGATGATTCTATCTGTTTTCTTGCGATTGCCGTGGGTTAAATCAACAATGTGGCTGTAGACATTGTTTTTTCTCATCAAATCGCTGAGATACGGCAGAACAGCGTTCTTCAGCGCCCCCCTCTCAATGCCGATACTCAAAGGCCGGTATTCCCGCATCGCCATCAGAATCTTGGAGGCTGTCTCACGAATATCCCACCTACCGTGTTCAATAGCCTTGACAAACCACTTGCCATCGTCCGTTACCTTCACAACCGCAATAGCCGACTCATCCAGCCTTTTCTTGGCATTCGCCGCTTGTTTGGCAACTTCCTCAAAGCCAGCCAAGTCAACCGCCACGAAGTAGCTTCCGTGTTCAGGCTCGACCCCGTATTTGATCCACTCCTCTTTGAAGACATCTGCCCCAGCGTTGGAGAAGGATGCCATGTATTCTTGCTTAAACGAGAAGGAGGATAGGGTCTTCTTGGCTGACTCAATCTCCGTCGGGTCGATCAGGGGGTTGTCGGCAGTGGTGAAGTGCCATGACTTCCAGTCCGCGTCCTGCTCATCTTGCCCCAGCTTCCACAGGTCATAGAACCAGTTGCGCCCCTTTGGCGTGCCGATAAACATTGCCCGACCCTTACGGTCTGACAGGGACGCCCTGATAACCTGTTCCCAAGCCTCGGGCTTGATGTCAGCCACCTCGTCCAGAACGGCATAGGTCAAGGAGACTCCACGCAGGGTATCTGGTCTGTCAGCGCCACGGACGTATATACGCGCCCCGTTGATCAGGGTTATGTCTAGGTTATTGACATGACTGGATTGGATGACCTCCCGCCCCAGATCAAGCAGCAAGTCCCAGATGATCTGTCTGGACTGCCCCATTGTTGGGGACACATACAAGACCGCCGAGCCTTGTGGACAGCGCAATCCCTCAATAATGAGCGTAGTGGCGGCCAAACGAGACTTGCCACACCGCCGTCCAGCAGCAATGACTTTAAACCGAGTCGGGTCTGTATAGACCTCTTGTTGCCAAGGTAAGAGAGAGAAGTTGAGATCAGACATCCGTAATATCCTCTACAAGCGGTGCTGGCGCTCCCAGACCCGTGATGTTGATCGTCACTGCGCTGCGCTGAGACTTGTCCTTTTCAAACATGCTGACTGGCAGCGTCCTGTCCATGCACATCTTGAGCGCGGCCATCTGGCCTGGGTGTTCGTCGTTGAGCGCGATCTGGATTACCTTTTCGGCCACGTCCTTGCCGCCAGATCGGATCATCAACTCTTTTAATTCCTTGATGCGCTGGTGATCTGTCTTCGGTAGCGTTGCTGGCGGGTTGTCAGCGTAACGCTGGATTGTCATCTTGATCGGCCGTCCGCGTTTTTTTGGTTCACTCACTTTTATCCTTTCGGGAAGTTGACGCGATTGTAGGTCAAATAGTCATTTTTCTTTTTTCAGAGGGTAGGCGGCTCCCGTAATTTTTTGTCTTAAGCCAGTACCCCTCCCCCCCCATGCTTGCGGCCACATGGCTAGCAAGCCGGCCGGCCACATGGCCGGCGGCCAAGCGCCACATGGCCGGCGGCCAAAAGCTCGAAGCAAAAAGCGTAAGAGCTTGCGGGTGCTTTATGCCAGTACCAGGAGGGCTTACAAATCTAACTGCGAATCATTCTCATTAGCAATTAATATCCATTCGCTAACATTGTCACCAGGGCGAAACCCTGCATTGTGCAGCGCAGCATAAATCGCCAGCATATCCCGGAAACCCTGCGACAAGTCACCGGCGCCCGCAGCTAGCAAGATAGCGCGCTCGTCATCCTTAAGCCGGCGGAAAAAATTAACGGTATCGATTTTGCAGGGTCTAGCCATGGCCGCATCATATAGTCATTCGATAGTCATGGATAGTCATTGCCATGACTATACGCAAAGCCAGCATTGGCGCGGCCTGCAGCCGACATTAGTCAAATAGTCATTTTTTTGGGCGCTGCCTGGCGCCCACAACATTCCCGGCCAATTCACCTATATTTTAAATTTTATTGATAGAGTCTAGAAAAAAATGACTATTTGACTAAACAGGCTGGAAACCCGCATAAACAAAGGCCGCGCGCATAGTCATGCAAATGACTATCCATGACTAAACATGACTATTTTTTGACTAAACCTAGGGAAAACCCCTAGAAAATAGGCGTTGACAAGTGCAAAACAATCCCTTACATTGGATACATCAACAACCAACCAGGAGACAACGACATGACCAAAGCAGAAACCCGCGAAGCAAACCAGGCCATTGCATACGGCCGCACATTAGGCGCCGACTACATGGCGCGCGCATTGTCCAGCCTGATCCGCTCAGCACGCACAGCCAAAAGCCGCGACGCGCTGATCCTGATTGCGGCCGGATATCCGGCTGTAACGCAAAGCCCTGAATTCATTATTTAAACCAAAGGCCGGCGCCAGCCGGCCGCTATCAACCAGGAGACAACGACATGACCGATATAAAAACCCTCGAAGCCTACGCGATGCAGCACTACGAAGCCGGCGGGCATTGGATTGTAGAAACCTACGGCGCGGCCGATTATCAGGCCGTGCTTGACGAAGCCGGCGGCGATATCGACGCCGCAAAAGCCGCGCTCAAAAAAGCGTGGCTTTCCTTAGTGGCGCAAGAGCGCGAATGCTACTAAACCAACCAAAGGACCGACAACATGCAACGCAACATTTTCACCCGACGCGGCCGCTTAATGCTCGCTATCGTCAACACAGCCGGCGCGCTATTTTTCGTGGCTTGCTTGCTAGTGCTTATGCTGGCTTATTTTGATGTACTGGTGAAATAACATGAAAAACTTTTTAGGTTATATCGCATATGAGGGCCCGTCGATGATCGACGGCGCGCCCATTGTCGTTATCGTTAACAAAATCGACGGATCCGAAAATGCCAAAACCGGCGCCATTGTGCAGAGTTTTATCATTCGGTCCGATGTGGCGCCTACCGACGCACTGAAAACCGGCGCCGACGCTAGCATATGTGGCACATGCGTGCACCGGCCGCTATTGGCTAAGGACAATGGCGCTGCGCCGTGTTATGTCAACGTCGGCCGTTCGGTCCGGGCAGTTTACGAGGCCTACAAGCGCGGCCGGTACACGTACGCGGACAACGCCACTATCGCCCGGGCTTTGGCCAGAAAAATTGTCCGGCTTGGCACGTACGGGGACCCGGCGGCCGCGCCGGTCCAAATGTGGAATCAAATTACACGCTACGCGGCCGGCCGGCGCGGGTACACGCACCAATGGGACCGGCCAGGCTTCGACGCGGCCGCGTGGGCGCCGTTAGCTATGGCGTCGGCCGATTCTATCGACGAAGCTGCAAAAGCTAATTTACTAGGCATGCGGGTTTTCCGTGTAAGCATTGGCGTCGATAAGCAACCCGGGGAGACAATTTGCCCGGCGTCGGCCGAAGCCGGCCGCAAAGCCACATGCGCCAAGTGCACGCTATGCGCGGGCACGTCGATACAGGCGCGCGACGTCGTTATAGCGGACCATGCTAGCGGGCATGCCCGGCGCGTTATCCGTATTGCAGCATGATAAAAATTAAAACGACGCGCCCGGTTGGCGCGCGGATCGCAGACATCGGCGCCGGCGGGCGCGAATACAACATAAGGACTATAGACATGTCACACACAATTATTGACCGCGAATCCATCGCATATATGCAGATGATCCGGGATCGCGCAGCATATAGGGAGGCGATAGAAAAAATTAAATCCGTTTTAGATGATCCGTCGCATGGTGCATACCATACCGACATTTGGGCTATGGTATGGAATGTTATTGATACGCTTGAATCAAAAAATAAACCATGAATAAGCTATTCCCCACAATCCCGGCCGGCGCACCGGTCCCGTGTTTTAACTGTAGCGGGCCATTGATTGATCAATCAACGGTCCCGGAACCCGCGCCAAAGCGTGGGCAGTGGCGCGCCTACTGCAAAGCGTGCGACATGTTTACATTTTTTGATAAGGAAATTACAAAATGAGCTACACCATGAAAAAATCGATTAGCGGACTTTCGCACGACGACATAAAACGGATATATGACAACAATCCTAATATGACGTTAAAAGAGTTGTCTAATTTGACGGGATATGCTATCCCGTTTCTTAAAAAACTCTTACTTGAGGGCTGATTTTCAGTCTATGCGCCGGCCCACGCGGGCGCATAGGCGGGCAATTTGTCCCGTTACTGGAGTAAATTACATGATCACAATCACGCACGGGCGCGCGCGCCTTACTGTACAGCCTGAGAATGCAGAGCCGATTCGGGACCTACTGGCAAAGATAGACAAAAGCAAAGGCCGCAAAGGCGCCAAGCTCTACCGGCCAAAAGGCCAAGCCAAGCACAATAGCAATTCCAGGGACTACCCGCAATTTAACCCTGAATGCATGTTAACCAGTGACTATATAACGGCCTACATTGCGTTAAACCATGGCCGGTTACACCTAATGCCCTGCGATATCGCGCCTGAGTTAAACCGTACACCGGCCGGCTTGGACCCTGCTATCCCTGAAATTTTCGAGGAAACCATAGAATGATTGATCTACACGTTCCATCCTATGGCCTAGTGCTGCAACTACTGAACGCCGCCCTTTGCGAGTTAACGCATAACGAAACCGATGAGGCCATTGCCACAATTGAACAGGCGCGCTCAGTGCTGGAAAGTCTAGGGGTTGACGCATGAACTACTATTTAATGGGCTATGAGGACGCGTACGGTGGCGCCGGGTATGACGCGCGCCAGGCCAAAAACCGCGAATACAACCGGGGCTGGGACGACGCAATAAGGGGTGTAGTGCTATGAAAATAAAAACCAAAGCACAAGCACAAGCGGACTGGTACGGCAAATTCGCCGAAGCTCTGGTGACGCATCACCCCGAATTGTCCGGGCGGATCGATTGGGATGCTGCCAAGTATTATTTTTTGTACGGCACGCCGGTACTCGAGGCCGTCGATCAATATTGCATCGCCCGGGGGATCGAACCATGACCCTGTACAGCGTCCAATTATTCGCACCGGGCGCCCGGTACAGCCGGGCCGTCGGCCGGCGCCTAGTGCCCAGGCACCGGGCGCAGCGCGTCGCTGCATGGTTTAAGCAGCGAGGGCGCGACGCCTACATCGCGCCAGCGAGGGTTACAAAATGAAAGGCGTACCCTACACAGTGCGAGGGTTAACCCTCGAATGCGAGTTTGAGTTTGAAGCCGGTGAGCCGGCGACATGGGACGAACCGGGCTGGCCGGACATCTACACGTTAACCGGCGCCTGGCTGGGCGGCGTTAACGTCACGGCGATAATTGACCCGGCCATTGTGCAGGAACTAGAAGAGCGGGCGCGATGGCCATGATTTACGCCTGCATTGCGTTACTAATCCGCATTTTGACCGGTAAAAAATAAAAGGGGCCACACGGCCCCTTTTTCTATTTCACACGCATCAGGCCGGCCGGCGGTAAGTCTTCGACCATGCGGCGCAGTTCAGACTTAGGTTTACCGGCCAGTTCAGGCGCGCAAAATATATGCTTTTTATTGGTCAATTCGTGCGACATGATCCGGCCACAATCCAGCCAGCCGGCCTCGCGCAGCGCGTGCAGCAGCGCGGCCTGGGGTACCTTCACGCCAGCCGGTGCAATGCCGGCCAGCCGGTCGCAAATTGAGTGAAAAGGCGAGCCGATGACGCCGCGGGCAAATTCGCCCGTGCGCGCGTGCATAGCGGCCACTAAAAACGATTCGGCCGTTGACATGCCATGCTCGACCAGGTTTAGTTTAAATTCCGTCACCATAGGGGCGGCGCCTGGGTTAAAGGCTGACACGTCACGCGCGGCCAGCCACGCGCCCACGGCCTCAAAACCGCCGGCGCGATACCATGCCCACATCCGGGCGGCGGTTTCGGGTTTCATTCGGGGCGCGTGGGACCATAGGCAAAACCAGCGCCGGTCTTGAGAATCTAGCGAAATGGGCACCGGATCGTTTGAGAACGCCAGCACGAAGACCCGGTTAGCCATTTGGTACGGGTGCAGCCCTTTTCGGTTAATGGTTAGCATGTCCGGCGGCGCGGCGATGATAGGTTTAAGGCGGTTAGCCAGCGCGCGGCGCTCTTTGGCGTCGGGTTCTTTCAACTCGTTCAGAATCAAAATCTCAGACTCTAACGCGTAGCCAAACTGCGACGACATGGTGTCGTTGTCCAGCAGCCCTCGGTTCTTCAGGTGCGGCCCACACACCGCCCAGATAAACGGCGCCCACATGGTGTCTTTGCCGCAGCCCTGGTCGCCGCCATGCAGCACCGCGTGGTTAATCTTGACTTCGGGGTGTTGCAGCTTGAACGCCATCAGGTCTAGGACATGGTCTAGTTCTTCGGTTTCGGGCACCAGCACGCGGCAATGCGCCAGCCAAGGCTCGGCGCTACCGACGGCCACCGGCGGGCGGGCGTCACGCCAGCGGTTGCCATACAGGTCGCCGTCTCGGTTGACCAGCACCGGCTCACCGGCGGCGTAGGTTATGCCGACCAGCGCCTGCGCGCCCTTGGCTTGCCGGTTTTCATCGAAGCAGACAGACGCCTCGACCTTGCGGCCGGTGTGAATCGACTTGCAGCTTATGTGTCGGAACAGGGCGTTAAATGTAGCGCGCGACACTTCGCGGCGGTCTTGCAGATCAAAATAGGATTCGTCCTCCTGGACATAGGCAAAGCGGGTGTACCAGTCTTCGCGCTCGATGCGGCCCAGTTCTTTGCGCTCAGTCTCGCGCACGATCTCAGCGGCCACGTCGGTGTACATGGTGGTGGGCGTGAGTTTAGCCAGCGCGCTGGACATGGCGCTAACCAGCAGTTCCTCGCGCAGCCCTGGCGCATGGTCTGGCCCGCCCTGCTCGGCCACCCAGTCTAAGAACAGGCGGCTACCGAACTCCACGCAATGCGAGTGCAGGCAGCAGTAGGCGCGGGTTGATGGCTTGTAGCGCCCTTCTGGGTTGCCGTCGGTATGCTCGGCGGCGTTAGGGCAGACCACAGCGGCCCAGCCTTCGGCGTTGGGTTTGGTCAGCAGCAAGCCCTCGCTGGACAGCCACGCCAGCACATCGTCTGTACCATCGTCAGCGATACGAATCGGGCTGTAGGCGCTCTCAACCGGGCCGGGCACGACATTGAGGGCAGCGCAGATTTCCTCTAGGGTGTACTCACGCTCGGGGTGGAACTCGACAAGCTGCGCGGCAAAGTTATCGCGACCGGGCTTTAGGTTAACGGAGCCGGGCAGTCGGAAGTTACGCACTGGGTTGCAGGCGCCGGGGTCGGTGTAGCCAGCATTGGCAATGGCACGAATGGCGGCGGCGAACTCGCCCTTGCCCGGCTGCACGCTGAAGACATAACCCCACTGAAACGAGCCGGCTGATGTCTCCATGATCCAAGTCGGCGCCAAGGGCGGGGTTTTGCTCTTGGTGCCGATGTCGTCCAGCATCATTACAAGAATGTAATCACAGTTGGCGGCACTCGCGCTGACATGATCGGCCATCCGGTCGAGGATAAAGCTGGCGGTGTTGCCGTACCATGACTGGCCGGTTTTAATTTTGTGGTCGGGCAGGAAGGCGGGCCAGGTGGCTTTGATGGCGCCGTCGGCGTGGTATTGCAGCGTCGTGCCGATGGGTTTTTGACGGACAAGCAAAAAAGTTTCGCCCTCGGGCGCTAAATTTTTTAGAAACGAGATAAAATCTGACACGGTAGTTCCCTCCTTGAAGTTTTAGCCCCCGTCTAACCACGGGGGCTTTTTTACGAATATCGGGTTGTCGTCGCACCCTCAGCAGCTAAGGGTAAACCCGTAGCCCATGCTGGCGGTTCGCACATGACGCGGTGCATGGCTACGCTGACTGACTCAGCCTGATCGGCTGAGCATTCCACGACGATCTCGTCATGCACATGCAGGACGACATCATCTATTTGGCGTAGGGAATGACGCAGAATATCGTGGGCAGCAGCCTGCGTCACGTTCTCGACTGCCAAGCCGCGCCACAGGCGGGCGCGGGGCCATTCTTTGGCGTCAGCGGCGGGTTTCCAAGCAGCTTTGGTGTACGTCACGTTGCCTTCTTCATCGAACTTGGCATTGGGATAACACAGCACCCTGCCGGAAGGTAAACTGTACCAGAGCATGGCGCCGTCGAACATATAGGTAACCCTGCCCGCGCTAAATTCATGGCCTTTATTTCGCATGGCGCGCATGTACGCGCCCTCCAGCGCGCTGCCGTGCTGCATGGCCCAAGGGTTTGCCCTGCGCCAGCCCTCCACAGCCCGCTGGACTTCGGCGCCGGTTAGGTGTATGCCGTAGGCGCGGCCAAACACCTCAAAGGCGCCCGCCCCGCCTAGAAAGCCAAGGGCCAGTTCCTGCACCTTACCGACCTGGCGCTGGTCGCCGGTTACTTCCTCGTAAGGCACCCGAAAAGTAGCGGTGGCGTTGACTTTATACGGGTCAAGGCCCGACCGGAACACGTCAAGTTTTTCTTCACCGGCTGGGCAGTTGGACAGCCACGGATGTACGCGGCCCTCTATGGCCGACCAGTCATAGGCGATCAATACATGGCCGGGTTTGGCGATCAGTGCGGGCCGGAGCATTGATTTGAGAACATCAGTAATGCGTCTTCCAAATCTTGGAGTGATTGAGTGTCCGCGCACCATAGCGTTGCGTACTTCATCAGGTGCTTTGGCGCATTTGCGGGTAAAGTTGTGAACCTGTGCGCCATAGCTTGACGCACGTCCGGTGGCAGACCCTCCAGCAAAAACGAAAGCGCCTCGGACTCGGTGATCCTCCTCATCGGCAAGTTGCTCAAGGCGGCTGAATTTCGCAACCGAAGACGCCCAGAGGTCGTCCGCGCATTGAATAACGTCCGCAACATGGGCCGGAATCTCATCGTGGTTCTCCATCGCAAGCAAGTTAGCCCGCACAGTTTTGTCGATTGAATATTTCTCGCCAGTCCACATCAGCTTCTTGGCCTCTGGGCCTACGCGCTCCAAGACCCACTCGCGCATCTTAGGCGAGCGAACGCTGGTGATCTGGCCCTCGGTCACCTCGGCCACGATCTGCTGGATTTCTTCTGTTTCCGCAGCGGCAAAGCGCACGGCAGCGGCGCACAACGGGGCGTCCACCAGCACGCCTCGGTCGTTGATGCGCTCGTTGACGTGGTAGTCCAGTAGTTCGTCAGCACTTAGTGGCCGCATGGCTTGGCTGACGGCCCGCATGGCGCGCACGTCCGTCTCGCAATAGGCCACCATCTCGGCCATGAGCGTGGCGTCCTCGCGGAACTGACCATTAGCCTGCGGAACTGACAGCAGCCGGATCAGTTGGCTACCGCGATGGTCTTTCTTCATACTGGCGCCGGCAAAGCGGCCAGCGTCCTCAAGCGAGCCAGGCGCACAGTTGGCTCTAGCCTGCGCGGCGGTGCAGTAAAACTGCTCCAGTTTGAAGTTGATCTGTAGGACGTACCAGAAGATCAGGCGCTCGAACGCCGCATTGTGGGCGTAGATCAGGCCGGTGTACTGGCGCACTGCATCAGGAAAGGGCTGGCTGGGTAGCCATGTCTGCACCTCGCCATCGTCAAAGGCGTAGGACATGCACAGCACCTCGGTCGATGCGTGTTGAGCGTAGTTGTAGACGCCGTGCTTTTTAAGGTCACAGTGGCTGCGGGTTTCGAAGTCTAGGTAGAGCATTTTCCAATGCCCACTCTTGCGAATGGGCATCAGGAAAGGCTTACGCTGCGCGGCGGCGGCGTCCGGCTGGCGCTGGCGCTTCTTCGGCAGCCTCTGCGGGCTTTTCATCCGCATCCATACCAACCCACTCGACTACGCTAAAGACCGGCGTGTAAATCTTGCCGTAGCTTTTGTGCGCGTAGTGGTCTTTCTTCAGCTTGATGATAGCCACTGGCTTGGTCTGATCCTTCTCGACTTGCTCGGCCAAGGCGACTGCCAAGGCTTGCACGGCGCGCTTACCGCCCACGCTGGTGGTGGTGAACCGCGCTTCCATGCCCTTGTCTTCACCAGACAGACACTTGAGCGACATGCCGACTTGCGTCTCCCAGCCCTTCTTGGCGCTAGGCGGTGCAATGTCAAGTTCAGGCAGTGGCTGGCTTACGCTTGCCATCTTCTCGCCTAACACTTCACCGTCACCCCAAGCGATAAAGCCGTGGACGAACGAGAAAGGATTGACGGCCCAGGTGGCTTCGTCTTCGACTTCGGTCTGATCGGCGCCGAACACCCAATGGCCGGTCTTGTCCATCTTCAAGATGACAACGCCGGCTGGGCCAACATCAGTGGCGATTGAACGCAGGGAAGTAGCGAGGGAGGAGACTGCTGGAAGGCCAGCGGATTTAAATACAGTTAACATATTTTACCTTTACATTAATTTAGAAAGAGCGGCGTTTAACTGCTGCCCGATGAGTACAACTGCTGGCCGAGGATCGCTCTCCGGTGCAATTGTGTTACCTGAACTGATCGCTACTGTCAGCCCGTCCGGCAGCTTGAGTTTCTGCGCTTTAAGCAGCTTCTCGGCAGCAGCCGGACTGACCAACTTAGTCTCGATCACTTCAGATTCTTTCAGGTGCTGGAGCAGCGCCGCTTTGGCGTCCTCCTCCTTCACCCACGATCTTGTGGCCCGCTTGGGCACCATCTTCCAGCCTGGTACGGGCTTGCCTTTTTTCATCATCTCCTCGGCCAAAGCGCGAAGGTCTTTGATCCAATCTTCAAGGAGGTCTGCATTGTGTAGATACGCGCCGATCTTGTCAACGTCTATCTTTTCCATCTTGATGGCAACAGCGCGGTCAACAGCGCCAGTCATCACGGGGCACACCGGCTTGGCGCTGCACCAGCGGCAGTGGTCACCATTCTTTAGCGGCGCGTCAGGCTGCTGGGCCAGCTTGACAGCCCTTATAAGGGTTTGCTCGAATTGCTTGATGCGCTCGATGGTGGTCGTCCAGCGCTTAATGGTAGGTGGCTGAATGATGACCAACTCAACTTCTGTTGCGCCATCAAACACCCACTTCGCCTCGGGCGTACGCATGGCAGCAGCAGCGTAGAACATAAGCTGCTCGTTCTCCTCGGCGGGCACCGGCACGCCAGCGCCAAACTTCCAGTCTAGGATGATCGCCTTGTTGCCAATGCGGCCCATCAAATCGGTCGAGCCAAAGACACCCGGCAGCAGATCACCAAAGCCGACACGGGTTTCGATTGCGTACTCCATTGTCTTGTCGGGGTCTATTTCATCAAGCAAGTCTAAGGCGGGCCAGAGTTTGTCTTGAATAAGTTCTTGGCTGCAAGTAAACCTGTAGTCGAGATCACCTAAAAAGCGGCTGATCTCATCGTGCAGTAGTGTGCCTTCTTCGGCGTAGCTGCTGCTGGGCTGCGGCGGCATCTGAGCTACCAAGGCCACTGAGCCTGGGCAGTTGATGACGCGCTTGGCGGTGCTGCCGCCGACGATCTTTGAGTGTTGCATGTACTGTCCTTTAGTTGATGAGGCGTTCAGTGTAGCATAAAAAATAAAAGTGTGCTAAACTTTTTTACATGCTTGAAAAACAAATCGAACGCTACCTTGTTGATCGTGTCAAAGCGATTGGCGGTGTGGCTTACAAATTCACCAGCCCCGCGCACCGTGGTGTGGCTGACCGTATCGTCTGCTTTCCTAACGGCCAGACATGGTTTGTTGAGGTCAAGACCGAAAGCGGCAGGCTGTCGCCCTTGCAGAAGGTTTTCATGTCGGACATGGCACGCATGAATCAAAACTACGTATGCCTATGGAACAAGGATCAGATCAATGAGTGGCTCAATGAAGTTGCGTGACTACCAAGAACAGGCCGTTGACTTCCTGTACGAACACGACCGCGCCATGATTTTGGCGCCCGTGGGTGCAGGCAAGACGGCCATCACGCTGACGGCCATGCAGGCGATGCTGGCCGACCGCGTGGTCGAGCGCTTTTTAGTGCTGGCGCCCAAGCGCGTCTGCACGGATGTGTGGCCGGTCGAGCAGCCCAAGTGGGCACCGAGTCTGACGCTGGCCGTGGCGGTGGGCACACCGGCCCAACGGGCGGCAGCGCTCGGCAGCGGCGCGCAGATCATCGTGACCAACTACGACAACATCCAGTGGCTGGCGACACAGAACCTAGCCCACATCGACGGCATCGTCTACGACGAGTTGACCAAGCTGAAGAACCCATCGGGTGCCAGGTTCAAGGCGTTGAACAAGGTCATCGACAAGATCAATATCCGCTGGGGCTTGACCGGCTCGTTCACCAGCAACGGCTTGGAGGACGTGTTCGGCCAGTGCAAGATCGTTGACCAGTCGTTGCTTGGCCGCAGCAAGGGCGCGTTCCAGCAGCAGTACTTCATTCTGATCAACAAAGAGTACGGCGATTGGGCGCCGCGCCCTGGCTCACTGGCGCAAGTCATGGAGCGCATCAAGCCGGCCACCTACCTATTGGAGCCAGGCGACTACAAGGATACGCTGCCGCCACTGCACACGGTCGAGTTGCGCTGCGACATGGACATGGCCGACTACAACACCATGAAGAAGGACTTCGTGCTGAACGATGTGGTGGCCGTCAACGCGGCTGTCGTGACGCAGAAGCTGCAACAGATGGCAAGCGGGTTCCTGTACACCAACAACGGCCCCATCTGGTTGTCGCCGCACAAGTTTGACCGGCTGGAGGATTTGCTGGCCGAGAACCAGCGGGCCAACACGATTGTCGTGTACCAGTACAAAGAAGAACTGGCTGAACTCCAGCGCCGGTTCCCACACGCGCAGACGCTGGATGATGCAGGCGTTATTGAGCGCTGGAACGCCGGCCAAGTTGAGTTGCTGCTGGTGCATCCGAAGTCAGCCGGACACGGCCTGAACCTACAGCACGGCGGGCACCACATCGTGTTCTTGTCGCTGCCGTGGTCGTTGGAACTCTACGAGCAGACCATCGGGCGGCTGCACCGCAGCGGCCAGAAGAACGCGGTCTGGTGCTACATCATGCTGACGCACAAGACGGTTGACGAGAAGATTTGGGGCGCGCTACACGACAAGCGCACATTGTCGGACATTGCATTGGAGGCTTTGAAATGAGACGGATAGATTTATGGAAGGCGCAGCTAAAGGCGGCGTTGGCTGAGATGAAGATACGGCAAAGGGAGGCAAACGCGGCAACGCGCACTGTCGCTAGGTTGGACAAAATAATTATTAAGCTAGAAAGGAAGATTTATGACTACATGGCGAAGTCTTAACGCAGAACTGCGGACGCTGAACGAGGCGCAAGTGCTGGAGATGCTGATGGAGGAGCGCAAGAACCAGCGCCGCGTGTCGGTCTTGGAGCGCCTGCACCAACGCTACAACACGCTGCGAGTCAGCCGCGAACGCATTGAACTACTACAGGAGGCAAAACATGTTTAAGTACATCTGGACAGAGTTGCGGTTGATGATGAAGACCGTGACGCCGGCTCAGGCCGTGGCGCATGAGTTGCTGATTGCGGAGCATGAATTGCTGGCGGCTCAGAGTGGGGTGGAGTACGCCCAGGCGCTGGTGACCTACAACAAGCAGCGAGTCAAGCGGCTGAAGGCGTACTACGACAACACTGAGGAGGTGGCGACATGACTACAGCAACAGGTGGGCCAGCGTTTCCAGCACCGGCTGGCGTGAGCCACATTACAGAACAGGGCATGACCCTGCGCGACTACTTCGCAGCGCAAGTTGCAGTTGGCACAATGTCTGATTATTGGAATGGCGACCGTATGAAAGCCCCGACCTTTAATGATATTGCCCAAGACGCCTACGCATTGGCAGACGCCATGCTGAAAGCGAGGCAAGCATGACCAGGATGTGCGACACGGGGTATCGTGAATGCCCACGCCAGCCGACTTGTGGCATGGACTGCCACTTCACCACGGCAGAGTTGGAAACCCGCAAGGTCAAGGCGTATCCGGCAGTGCCCGATGACATTGAGCCAGTGCCTCAGTCTTGGCAGGTGATCGGCAGTGTTGTCGTTGGCTTTGTGCTGGTGGCCTTGATGGTGGTCTGCTTGCTGCTGTTCTTTACCGGCCTTTGGGTTTGGAGCTTGCTGATATGACCAAAGACGAAGCACTGAAGCTGGCGCTGGAGTACATTGAAACAAATGCACATGAGCGTAGGCATGTTCGATGGGCAATTAAAGAAGCCTTGGCACAGCCAGTGCAGGAACCGGTAGGTAGCGTGGTGCGTTGGCTTGATGGCTCGTTGGTACATGGGTGGTTTTCTGATCCCCCACCTGAAGGAACCCTTCTCTATATCACCCCACCCGCAGCACAGCCAGAGGAACGCAACTTCTGCCCAAGGTGCGGCAAGCGCACTGCTGACCTGACCACGATTCACACATGCACACCACCACAGGAGAACACATGACACCAGAGCAAACACTTGATTGGCTGGCCCAACAACACTTCGATCAGTGCCGTGAAGACCGCCCTGTTCAGCACTGGATTCGCAAGATGAAGTCTGAGTTGCCAGAGCAGCGCACATGGGTAGGGCTGACGGATGAGGAACGCTTGATGGTCTTGAGATTCATAGACCCAAAAGCCGATAAGTTTCCGCTGGGATTCAAGCAGATTGTCGAGTCAATTGAGCAATTGCTAAAAGAGAAGAACACATGACTTATATTTTAATTTTTTGGACAGCCGTTGCTTATGGCGCCAAGTACGATTGGCGACCTTTGGCCGAGTTTTCAAGCGCAACAAAGTGTGAAGAAGCTGCAAAGCAATTAAACCTAGAGCAGCGGTATCGCTGCGTACAAAAATGAGCAACACACTAGAAGAACGCGATGCGATGATTGACATGGCGATGGGGGCTGGCTATCACATCACCTATATCGTACACATCATTGATTACATGGTGGATTTTGACAAGGCAACCAAAGGAATGCCACGGGACAAGAAGCTAAAGCTACTGGAAGAAGATCGGTGGCTAGGCAACGAGGATTTTAAACGCTATGACGCGCATCTTTGCTGGCTAGATATTCTTGATATGGACAAAGACGAGTGGAACAAGATCATGGATCAAGTTCGGGAAATGCGAAAAGAGATGCAATGACAAAATATGACAACACCGCCCAATCATTTGTTGATGCGCTAAATATGAAATTTATGCCACAACTTGGCTATGTGCTTGTACAGAAAGATGAAGGCTTTTTTTGGAAAAGCGCATGTACAAGTTACCCCGCCAATGAGGAAACTAGAAAAAACACGGGGCTTTACAGATGGGCGACAGTAAGCGATGATAAAAAACTAATACAAGTTGCAGCCGCACCCGAGGCTTCTTACGGATTTCCTCATGGTGCGGTAAGTGCGTCCAAAGTCGGCGGCAATGACTTGACTGCTGGAGAGACAGCACCATGACCCACGGCGGCAAGAGAGCCGGTGCTGGCAGACCGCCCAAGGACATCTCAGTCAGCCGTGTTTATACTTTGCACGATGCTGGCGTAAACCAGAAAGAAATAGCGCGGCGCTTTAATGTCAGCCACACCGTAATCAGTAGATTGTTAAAAATACGAAATGTCAAACTTCAAAATTTGGACGCAAGAAAACCTAGCCCAGTTCGCCGAAGAAGCGAACAACAGGATGGTTGAGCAGAACGAGAGGATTCAGCAGCTTCAGTGCGATCTCAAAGACGCGATTGAAGCGTATCGGGCGCTTATGCGAAAGGCCGAGTCCCAGCGCGGTCAATGATCAGTGCCTGACGGCGTGGCGTTGGACTGATGCTGATGTGAGTCCAAGCATCGAACTCACGGATAACCTGATCAAAGGGTAGGTCTGAGGCCACCAAAGCCCTCACCACGGCGTCCGGAGTCATGCCTGGCACTCGGATGTCCGCCGCGCTGCCCGTGCGGTGCTGGCTGGTGTCCTTGCTGCCTACTGAATCGTTGACTTGCTTAGACCTGAAGGCGCTGTTGATCATTATTGGCTTGCCGTCCAGCAGCGCTTTGACCTCCTCCAAAAACTCTGCCAGCTTTTGCAAGTTGGCTAGTTCTGCATCGTTTGGCGTGTTGTCAAACTGGCGGTGGCTGGTGGTAGTTAGTTCAGCAAGGGTGAAGTTGGGTGTCATTTCTTAGCCTTCATGTCCATAATCTTTTCCAACGTGCGGCCACCAAAGTAGAAGCTCATCACCAGCATGCCCCACTGGCCCAGCAGGGTGACATAGACTTCGTTGGCATCCAGCTTGAAGGCAGACATCATGGCAAACACAAAGTAGCCAATGAAGATAGCAACCAGTGTCATGGGCCTGATGTTCTTAGACAGCCAAGAGTCTGAAGCCATGTCGGCAGTGTGCCGTTGACTCAGGTTGTTCTGCTCTGCTTTGTAAAGTTCAGTGTCGTTAGCCATCTTTGCCAACTCACCATCTTGCGCCATCTTAGCCAGGTCAAGCTGCGCCTTAGCTTTGGCTTCTGGGTCAGGGATCAGCTTATCGATCAGCTTACCGCCAACTTCAAGTAGGGCTGTTAAAGGGAACATGCTTTACTCCTGTGGTTGAGCTTCTTGCACTGCACCACGCGCAGCGCCGGAAGTAATGTCATTGGCAGCGTCGGCCACCCACTGGATGCCGTACTTGCGCCCGACTTCAATAGCGTCTTGAATTTTCTTCTGATCAAGCCCGGAAACACGCGGCTGCACAGCTTGAAAGACCTTAACCGCGTCGCTAGGGTTAAGCAGCAACTCTTTAAGCCGCGCCTCAGTAGCCTCAGACGCCTTTTTGGCCCAGAATTTACTGAACAACGAAGTGATGGCGTAGGTTGCACCAGACACGGGGTTGTATATGCGCGAAAGGATTTGCTCAGGCGGGATGCCGGTCAACTGCTCGATTGGCGTGCGCGGTACAGTTTCGCCTTTGAACGCTACATTGGTCAAGTCTCGGGTCATGCGATCAGAAACCGTTACGAAGTCTTGCACCTTCTGAGCGTAGGTTGGTCCAAACACGCGGTTGAACACGGCGGCTTTATTGCGGTCGGCCAGCGCGGCAATTGGGTCTGCCGATGTCACTAGGTCGTCAAGCATGAATGACCGCACAGCGTTGACGGAATCTTTATTGGCGCCGTACTGCTGCATGAATTTGTTGGTGAACTTGACATCGCCGTACATCTTGGAAACCAAGTCTTGTGGGCTACCAACGCCCTCCGCGCTGATGATCTGATCGCCGGCCACACGTTTGAAGTCGGCGTTAAGGCGCGTACGTTCGGCCAGCAACTGCTGGACATCAGTGGTCGCGGCCTGCAACTCATCGCGCAAGCCAGGCACCAGAGAGACGCCACCTTCGTTCTTCTTGAGCCATTTGGCCGCAGCTTTGGGGTCCAACACGTCGTTTTTAAGCGCGGCGTTGGTAAAGCTGTCCAAGAAAGCAGAGCGCACTAACTGAGTACCCTCGGCGCCAGTGGCCGTGATAAATTCGCTCACGTTCGATTTGTTACCAATAAGGGCAGGCGCTATCTGCTCGACAAACTTCTTGCGGTCTACCGCCTTTAGCGTCGCGGCGTCAAATGGCAGGCCAATCTTTTGGAAGTACGCTTTGTCAGCGTTGCGGTATGCGGCTACAAAGTCTGGGTCAAGGCTATCAATATGCCCGCCGACGCGCTGTTTCAATTCTGACAGCAAACGAATTTCGGTCGGCACATCAGTTTTGGTCAACTGGCGGTTGATCTCTCGCTTGAGCGAGTCCAAGTCCTCAATCGTAGCCGCGCTAAACTGCATGCCTCCTGGCGTCATTGGCTTACCTTCGGCGGTCAAAATAGCGCTTGGCTCGACAGTAGTCGGTTTGAACCGGGCTTGCACCCGGTTATAAATAGATGGGAATGTCTTAAAGATGTCTGAGGCGCGTTCGCTGACAACAAAACCATAAATGTCGTCCACCGATGCGGCGGGAAGTTCTACATTCTTGGTCTTGGCGATGTCAAACGCCTCGGTGTACAAGGGTTTGACTTCAGCGTAAGCCGCTTTTTCTTTCTTTTCGACCAAGTTAGCCACACGTTGGCCGAACACGTTCGGGTCAATTGACTGGTCTTTGTAGGCGTCAGCGATCTGTTCGTCTATCGACCGGACGCGCCGCGCTTGCACTTTGGTCAAGTCTGGGCCAACGGCGGTGACAGCTACTTTTGTCGGGTCGCCAAACAGACGAATTTGGTTTGCAGTCAGCGCCTGCTTGGCTGCGTCGTATTGCGCGCCGTACTGGGCGCGGAACACGGGGTCACGCGCCGATAGGTTTTGAATAAAGTTGTTAATAACTGGATTGTCAGCCAGCATAGCCGACACGGGCATCTTGACTTCAACGCCACCGGGCGCTTTAAGAGACACGCTTTTTTGCGCTTGCGCCGCTTCGGTCAAAGTCTTCATAAAGGTAGGGTCAGCCGCACCGGCAGCAATAAAGATGTTGCTGATGCGGTTGTCTACGTCCTTGAGCAACGTATCTTCAGGGTCTGTGCCCCTAACTTTATCCCATTGGCCTTTAGCCAAATCGTAGGCTTTGCCGCCAACCGGCGCAAGTTTGAGCGCGGTGCCGCCGGTATAGGCAGCGCCAGCGCCGCCAAACAAACTGCCGACAAAGCGGCCAGTGCCCGGCATGTCAAATTTACCACCCGCGTACTCGCCACCCATGCCGCCGGCTTCTGCGCCGCTACCAACAATTAATTGTTCGCCCGGCCGCGCCACAATTTGCCCTAACGCACCCAGGCGCTTAACGCCGGCCAGTGGCGGGAACATATACGAAAGCGGGTCTGTTGTAGCCTGTAAACCGCCGGCTATAATTTTTTCCGTGCCAGTCTTTGGCTCGGCGCCAGTGCTGCCAAGCGCGCTCATGATGCTTTTATAGGGCGCCTGGTACGCTTCCGTAAAGACTTGCCTAGGATCACGGCGAGGCTCGATTGGGCCGGGCTGGCGCAGCGCTTCAATCAGTCCGGGCAAACCTCTGCCAGCCGAACTTTCACCGACAAGCGCGCCTGCGCCGGCAACCAAGCCGGCGGTGCTTGCTGGGCCTTTACGAAGCGCTTCTACTTTGTAGTCGCCCGTTGGCACGCCGGCCAACATCTGAAGTGTTTCGTCCGATAGCGAACCAAGGCTACCGCTTGAGATAGCTTCTAATTCTGCGTCTGACAGCTTCGTAAAATCGACGGCCATATTATTTTGCCTTTCCAGCAGCACGACGTGCAATTTCAGCGGCAGCTTGCGCGGCTAAATCACCACCCGTTGCGCCGGACGCTGGTGCGGCGACGCGCGGCGCCAACTCAGGAAATGTAAGCGCTTCCGTTACGGCGTCTACGTTGTACCCCGGCGAACGCAATGCGATCTTACGCTGCTGATCAACTTCGGTACGCGCTTTATTGGCTGCTACCTTACGGATAGCTTCTAAGGTCACTTTAATTTTATTTTGCGTGTCGGTCGTAGGCGTCGCGGTGAATAGACTAGACAGATAGTCGGCCGTTCCACCCAGTAGCGACGGGTCGGCGCCAGCGGCTTTTAATTCGCGCTGGCTTAGATCGCCTGCGCCAGAGATAGCGCGCGCAAACTGTGTCTGCGCTGCGCGGTAAGACGCAAAGTTGCCTGTTGCCAATGAGGTTTCAATGGCTTCCAATGCTTGGTCAGCCGCGTTAATCGCTTTGGATTGCGGTTCAATAGTAGCCTGCACTTTGGCGCGGAAGGCTGGTATGTCCACTAGCGCATTTTGACCAGGAAGTACATTGGTAATTTTGTTGCCCTTGCCTTCACCTTCAGCTTTAATAACAGCCATCACTTGCGCCAACTCAATTGACCCAGGTGTTAATGTCTTAGCGTACTCTTGCAGCTTTTGAATAGTAGTCTTTCCTTCCGGCGCAACTTTACCCCCTACCTGTTCTTTTAGCGAAGTAGCAAACGCGGTGTTGTATTCAATCGAGCCTTCAGGGCCGGACAACAACGCAACTTCGCGCGCCAATTGCACTTTTTCTGGTGGTGCTTTTGTGCGGTCGCGTTGGGCAGCCGCGTCAGAAGCCCTTGCTGCAGCCTCATCTTTGCTGATAGAGGCGCGTTTGGCTTGTTGGCTAACAAGGATTTGCTGTAACTGCATTGCGCCTTGAGGATCGCTCTGCGCTAACGCTGCAATGCCGCGTTTCATAGACTCATCGTCACTAAAGTCGATCTGCCCAGCTATCTGCTGGCGCATTGTGATGCGCTGCAACTCAGGGTCTTGCCCACCCAGAGCGCCGCCGATAGCACCGCCCAGCATGTTAGCCCCGCGCCCGATGGCGTAGTTGGCTTGCTGGAACGGGTCGAGCTTGGCGTATTGCAACGCTTGCGCGTCCATACGGGCTTGCTGTGCTTGCTGGTAAGCCTGTGGCGTAACGCCAAATAAGGATTGAACGATGTCTGCCATGATTTAGTCCTTAAATAAACGCGCCGATGTCTTGGTTGCCGTAAGCTAAACCTGTGCCAAAGCCCGAGCCGCCTAAACCGGTCTGTGAAAACGCTGCTTGTCCGCCACCACCAAACAGTCTACCAAGACCAGCTTGTAGCGCCGGATTCTGACTTGCCTGAGTCAGCGCAGTGGCAAACGGATTGTAGGCATTGGCCGCGCCCATCGTCTGCGCCGCCGCATTGCCGCCTTGAAACAAAGCATTAGCCCCTGCCGTACTCTGCCCCTTCGCACCAATGTTGATGCCCAGCTCAAGCGGCTGTTGACCAAGCGCCTCAAGTTGTTTCATTTGAGCTAGGTATGCCTCATACGGGCCAAGAGCCGCTGCCTGGCCTTGATAGCCTTGTGTCAACAGATTGCCACCAGTGCCAAGCAAACCAGCACCAAAACGCGCCTGATCCATGCCGCCTTGTGTGGCTTGTGCAGCCAGTTGTGCGTCTTGTTGGGCAATGGCGTTGTAGTAGGCTTCCATCTCTGGACTTGCCGCACCTAGACCCCCAGCGCCACTAGGCCGAGCGCCGGTAGCGCCAACAGCTAAACCGCCGCGCCCAGTCTGGAATAACTGGTTTTGCAGTTGCGCCATCTGGCGTTCACGGCTAGGGGCAAGCAACTCTTGTTGACCAGCCATGTACTGCTGGGCGGCTTGTTGCGGCGATTGTGCAAGGTATTGCTGACCAAGGCCAAACAGACCCTGAGCACCCTGTTGCAAGGGGGCAAACTGTTGCTGTGCCATCTCAGCTTGAGACAGACCGCCACCAGCCAAACCCATGAACCTGTCTTGATAAGCACGAAGTGTTGGGTCTAGCGTATATTCAGCACCAGTCACACGACCATCAGGCCCAGTCTGGAACTGCGACTGACCAAAGCGAGTCGTGATGCCTACTGGCCGAAAACGCGCTTCTTCAGCCGCAAGTTGAGCGGCTTTCATTTGTGCGTCGGCTTGTATCTGCGCGGCTTTTTTAGCGGAGTTGCCGCCAATAATGCCGCCAAGTAAACTAGCCCCCGCCGTGATAAATGCTGGCATATCAAACTCCAATCAAAATTTCGTCCACTTTAGACGGGTCTTTCTCGTCAGTGGCGTGAATACAAAACCAAACGCAATCTGTGACGGCCTTGACGCCGTGCGTCATTCCAGCCTTAATTTCAATGCAAGCTGGCGCATCAACAATGTCAATCTCAGTGCCTCGCAAAACCGCGACTTTGCCTTTTGCAAGAATGGACAAGTGGCTGAAATCATGCGTATGCTTCAGGATGGCTGTACCAGCCGCAAATGCGGTTTCTTTGGCGTACAACCCATCGCTGAAGTGGTGCGTGATCATGCCGTGCGTTTCCACATGTACACAGTGATGTAAGGCTGGTAGTTGGCGTTTGTGCCGCTTGTGCCAGCAGATGCAGTTGTAATTGTGTGGGTATGAGTTGGGATGGTAAGAGTCGCTGTGCGTTGACTGCCAGTACCAGCTGCACCTTGGGGACGATTGCCCACGCTATCAGATAAAGCAAGCACTCCAGTTGCAGAACTAAACGGGCCAAAATCACCGCCTACGCCGCCTGTAACAGACCCAGAGGACGAACCCCCTGCATCAGTTGTACCAGTGTGCGTGTGGCTTGGCAGAGTAGCATCTGCACTACCACCAGTTTCTTCAGCCGTGTCAAACAAAGCATTGCCAGAGTCAAAGCCCACCATAACTCGGCCAGCGCCAAAGGCCGTCCAAGTACCAAAACCCAACAGAGTGCCAGGATTGGTGCTGACAGTGGCGTTGGTGTAGATTGAGCCTACTGGGTACAGCAGCGCAACCGCCGCCTGTACGAAGGCAGTAGTGGCAAGCAAAGTTGTACTGTTACCGGCAGTTTGCGTAACCGCCGTAGTACCGGTAGGCAATGATGGCGTTCCGGTAAAAGTAGGGCTAGCCAAGTCAGCTTTGGTTGCAATAGCCACCGAAATGTTGACAAACTCGGTGTTGATCTCCGTGCCTTTGACGATCTTTAACGGGTCGCCAGAAGTCAGCGCGTCTTTGGTTGCGAAGTTAGTGCTCTGTGTATAGTTACTCATACTGTCTTCCCGTCCTTTGATTGGATTTCAATCCGCTGAATTGACAAGGCTGAACCATTGATGTTTGATTCATAGCCTGTTTGCACGATTTTACCGCTACCGCTGGCAGAAACGCTTAAAGTTTGCAAAGCAACACCGTTAGCGTATTGGGCAAGCACCGTGGCATTTGCGCCATACTCAGCAATCCCGTACTCAGAAACCGCCTGAGTTGGGATTTGCGCGTTAGTTGAAAGATAGTTGGTACTGAAGTCAAAGCCCCACTTAAGCGTGACAAATTGGTTTGTACCGCCGATCACGACCACCTTGAGCCGCTTAAGCAGCGAGGTGACATTGGCATTGCCTAAATCAGCATGATTGGTGTAGTACAGCAGCCGATATGCCGAGGTGTCATCTTGTGCGCCCGTGTACTTGGCAACATAGCTCGTCTTGCCCAGCAGCAGATCACCATTGCGCCTTGAAAGCAACGCTGTAGGCTCAATAGAGTCCCAAGTGGTGACCCTGAACGATCCATCTTGCAGCTGCCCACGGGTATCAAAGCAAAATACCTCTTTGACAAACGGCAGCGTAATCAGGTAAAACGCCTCTGTTTCAGAGTAAACCGACTTAATGTTTGCCAGCGTTTCGCCAGCAACGATGTTCATAAAGTCACTACGCACATTCTTGGACAGATCGCCAATCGGCACTGACTTCTCAATGACTGTACGCGCAAATGATCTCACGCCTGAATTAGACAAAAACAAAACATCTTTGCCAGTGCCTTGGATCGAGTCTCTGGCGATGCAACCAATACCTGCCACGGTGTCGGCCAGTGTGATGGTTGCGGGTGTTGTCGCACCCGAATACACCAAAATCTGGCGCTGACCGAAGATGATCAGGAAATTGTTATGAGCCGCCAAGCCGGTAATGTTGTCCGCGCCGTTAGGCCAAACTAGGTTGGTATTGAGAGAACCTGATGTACCCGTTGACCAGACATGACCGGCAAGCAGATCAGAGAAAAAGACCGTGGTGTTGTCCGATGCCGTATCTGCCACCCACAAGCGGCCATAGGCGCTTATAGCAATGTTGCCCGAGGGTACAGTACCAACGTAGCCTGACTTCTCACTAACGCGCCTGAAGGTCGTGGTGCTGACAGCAGGGTCAAAGATCAGCGGATCGTGGCCTGTCTGAAAGAAGTAGGTAATGCCGTTGAGCGAGGCGCAAGCCCAGTTATTTGCCGTAATCGTAGGTGCTGTGCCACCGCCGCCGTAGGTCAATTCAACCACTGCATTGCTGCCATCTAGCTTAAACAGCTTGTTGTTGCCAGCAAAGAGGATTGTCAGAGTGCCATCAGTCTGCACCAACTCATGAATTACAGCAGGGGCATTAGCGCCCAAAGCACCAGCAGATGCATTAACTCGCGCCCAGCCCTTGCGTGAGCCGATACGCCCAAACTGGTCAATCACGCAATTGGTAGCAACCAGCGCAAAGCCAGCCGCCAAGTCCAAAGGCGAGTCTTGCGTATTCAGGCCAAAGAATCCTGGCGCTGAAATGCTGGCAGTCTGGAGGGCTTGGCTCATATCGCCACAAACTCTTGGTTTTCTGGATAGCGTGTGCCTTCCAGTGCAATCTGGTCAGATAGCATGGCGCGGTAAAGCTGGTAAGCCTCAGATGAACTTAAACCGCCGTCCTCGCCGCGCTCCACCAGCGCCCGTGCGTATGCGTTTTGCACAACTAGAGTGTCAGGAACAAGTACAGATGTGCCATCAGCGGCCAATGTAGCTTGTGGCACTGTCAGGCTAAACGGGATGTTGAAGACCCCATCAGGGCGGGGATACAGCACCACCTTGGTGTCGCCATTGCCGTCCACGCCGTCAAAAGCGTAATATTGAGGGATGCCGTTTGTTGTTGGAACAAGGTTTTGGTAGCGATTCATCTCAACAAAACTGATGTTTTGTAGACCGATGTTTGATGTGGTGTTGATCGCGTCTTGTACTTGGAACTTCTGTCCAGCACCCGTCATTGAATAGATGTAAGTCGCTGCCACCGTGGTGATGGTGACTGTCTGACCCAGCACGTTCCAGCTGAAGGCATCCTCAATTTGACGCTTTGCATCGTTAACAAACAAGCCGATTAGGGTTGAATAAGTTGTTTCGTTGTTGGTGGAGACTTGCGTCTCACGCAAACGAATCAGCACATTGTTTATCAGTTGTAGGTAGGTCATATTCTTTGCGCTCCTTCAACCTCAAAGGTTGCTATAAAACTGAATGTACTTCCCGCTTGCGTAGTAATTTGAATCTTGTCGCCTTCTTCCAAAACAATGTACGCAGCACCATCAAACTGAAGATACGCTTTTGAAGTGAAGTCGTAAGCCGTGAGAATATCGTAAGAAGTCGCAGTGCTTGCGTCATACCATTGCACTGTAATGTGCTTTGTCGATCCACCCGTGTTGTGAATGTACATCACAGTAAATTTGGCGTAATAACCCGTCGGCACTGTGTAGACAGTGGTCAATACCGCCGCAGCAGGGCTAACTCCAACGGATGATGGCCTCATTTGTTCCTCTTAGAGATAGCTTTGGCTTTCGCCTTTGCGTCTTCCTTGGACGTTGCGCCCCATGCTTTAAGAGAAAGTAAAAGTCGGGTAGGCTTTCCATCTTTCATCTCAGCGCCAGGCATATTGCCCATTCGTGCTAAAAAGGATGCCCTACGAGGGTTGTCTCCCGACTTCACTGGGGCTTTGAGATTGCCACCAGTCTCTGCATTATAAGATGAACGACCCTTTGCGTTCAAGCCCCCAGCCTTGGCTTGGCCTTCTTTTCGCTGCCAAGCTGGCGTTTTCATTTCTTAGGTTTCTTCGCAGTCTTGGCCGCAGCCTTAAAGTCGGCAGCAGTAGGCGCGGCCTTAGAGCCGACCTTGTTCATCTTTTCGCCAGAGCCAGCTTTTATTCGAGCCTGTTTGGCGTTAATATTTGCGTAAAGTCCGGTTTTCATTTCTTCTTTACCTTTGCTTGTGAAAGCGCAATAGCCAATGCTTGCTTAGGATTCTTCACCACTTTTTTGTTGGTGGTCAATTCACCGGCCTTGAACTCGCGCATGACCTTGCTGATTTTCTTTTCAGCCTTGGTCTTCATTTCTTTTTGGCCTTGTTCGCCATGTTTGTAGCAGTGCGCTGGCCGCGCTTTGGCAACGGCTTTGGTTTGCCAACGGCCACAACAATAGTCATGGGCATGGCTTTTTTATCAGACATTTTTTTACCGTACATGATTTATCCTTTTGATTTACGAGGGCGACCCATCTTCTTGAGCGGTGCTAGCATGGGCAAAGGTTTGATTTCAGGCTCAACTTGCTCATCCAGACGCACATAGCCCTGATGACCACGCATAGAGTCAATGTCCACTGGCTGGGTAAAAGTCACAGTGTTGCCGGACTGCAAACAGCGGAAAGTTGCCATGATTATCCTAAAAAAACAGGGAGCCGAAGCCCCCTGTTAATTACAACGCCCGAGCCACAATAAGTGACAGGGTAGTTGATGCCAAGTCCACAGAACTTGCTGTTGGGTTGTAGGTCACGATAGTCACAGTGTTAGCGGCTGAAACATAGGCTCTACGAACCAAACCTGCTTCATCAACGCCAATTGCCATACCGATAACCATATCGCCCAAAGCAACGCCTGGGACAGTCACTGTGTCTGTAGCCGTAGCAGTAGTGGCTACTGATGCGCTATTCAGAGTACAGGAAACGTCCCAAGTGTCTGTAAATAGACCACGGAACTGGTCATTGCCTCTGCGTGAGGTAACTGCTGTTGCTGCTGCCATTTTCTAACTCCTTAAAAATAATGCCCCCATTGCTGGGGGCTTGGGGTTAGGCTGGCACTGCCAACGCATAGGCGCTAGAAGACAGAGCTGCACCAGTAGTAGCGGCTGCACGAAGTGCGGCAACGCCGTACAGGGTGTCCGATGTAAACAAAGTGGCAAGGTAGTCTTGCTTGTACTGAGTTTGTGAACGGATACCGATTTGCTCCACCAGAACCATTGCGTCCTTGTGACCCATCAGGCAGATACGATCTGTAGTGCTGTTACCAGCACCAGTATCAGCATTGCTAGATGTGAACACAGGGATGCCGTACAGATTACCGATTTCACCAGTACGGATTGCATTGCCATTGCCCACAAAAGCCTGTTCCGTGTAACGGCTCAGACCCATCAGCGTGTTACGGCTGGATGGAGGGATCAGGAAAAAGCGATTGTCCATAGGAGTATCGTTATCGTCCAAACGCTGAATGGTGCGGCGAATAGCAGCATCAGTCAGAGCGGCAGCATTGGAAGTCGTGCTGTTGTAAGCAGTTGTGCCATCAGAGCCGATGAAAGCCTTGGTGGATGTGTTGCTTGTTGCATAGTCGTTAGTACCGACAGTAGCACCGTTAAATGCACGACCCAATTGGATCAAGCTAGTGTCTACTTGCTTGGCTAGCGCATAGCCAGCGTCAGAAGTGTAGAACTGGCGCAAGCTGTTCAGGGCTTGTGCTTCAACGATGTCCTCAATGAAACGTGAGTATTCAAAGTGCTTGTTAATGTCCACTTTAATCTCTGTTTCAGTATCGGCAATCAGAGTAACGGCAGTAGATGCTGCTTTCGCTGAAGCTGAACCACGGGTAGGTGCAGGGATGTGAACCGCATCGCCCTTCTTACCTTTGAAGTTCATCTTCATCACGATGTTAGCCAGTACAAGATTTTTCTTGTAGGCTGCGATGATTTCATCACTCCAGATTTCGGGGATGAACGTTGCTGCGGTGGTTACTGTTACCGCTGGGGTAGGATATGCCATGTTAATTCTCCAGTTAAATTATCGAACACGACCCTCGGCATAAGCTGCCAGTATTTCATCGTTTAACGATTCATACCTTGAAGGGTCAGTCATTTTGAGACGAATAAGGTCAGCCCGTCGATAAACCCGTTTTGAACTCTCGCCAGAGCCACCAACATCAACTTGCGCTGCTTTCATGGTCTTGGTTCGTGCAGCAGTCTCTGCTTGCCCCGATTCCTTGGCCTTGATGCCACGCAATTCTTTGTAAGTAGACAACAATTCATTGGCCGAATCGAAATCAAAATCACCATCTGCTTTTGCATAAAGTCCCAAACGAATAGGTGAAGACTTCACCCACTCCTGAAACCCAGTATCGTTGACCACTTGGGCGTAGTCAGGATGCTCTGCATTGAGCCTCTGCTGAATCTGCATCTTTTTGAAATCTTGACCCGCTTGTCGAGCCGCGAGAACATCTGGATGTTTATCAATCGTCGTTTGAACTGCTTTTTGAGGGTTCTCAAAAAAGTCAACTTCCGGTTCAACCTCTACTTGTTGTTGCTTAGAACTGAGGTTTTGCTTGAGTAATTCGTCAGCGAGTTTGCGAACTTCGCCCACTTCTTGGGCTTGCTTGCCAATTAGCTTTTCAGCTTCTTGGTGCATCCGCACAACTTCTTCCAAACTTTTAGTCCTGTACTTGTCAGGAAGTTCAGTAGATTTTTTTTCCTCGATTTCAAGTTCACCTAGCGGCTCTTGTTCTTCATCAATCAACATATTATGTTCCTGCCAAAACGGTTGTAGGATAATTCAACTCGGCTTGCGCTTATGAGTTGGCTTTACGCTCTGCATTTAACTTTTCTCGGTGCTTTCTCTCGAACCTTCCATGCTCTGATGGAAACGAACCAGACCACCCTTCCAAGTTAAACGACGGAGCGCTTATGACACGGGAGGAAAACCCCCCGCATCTGCACAGCACACTGATCGTCTCATAATCGGTCAGTGCCTCTGTGCGTTGTCCGCAATCGCAGACAAATTCATACATTCTTTTCATTGAGTTCCTCATATGCTTGTTCGCTGACCCCTTTAAGGGTTTTTAGCCAAATGAGAATAGAAATCTCGCCTTTGCGGAATTGTAGACTTTTTTCGTCCGCAATGGTAGACACATTGTTTAACGGGATGAGCATGTTGTCAACATCTTCCATCAGGTCAGCCCAGCCTTGGCGGGAGAACAGGTCAAACCTGTCTTCATAGTATTTTTGTAGCTCTGGATTCACTGTTTGCTCCTAGATAACATGGTTGCTGCGATTTGAAGCATCGCTTTTGCTTGGTCAAGGTCTTCAGGCTGAGTAGCCCATCCAACCGTGATTTGCCCAACAAACCTGCCAGGTTCCGGCGGGACAGAAATACGGCATGTATAGCTGACTCCTCGGGCGATATACCACAAACCCATTTCCGACTGGGCAGATTTGTATTCGCCACAAGGTATCTCACTTGCCATCAGTTTGACAACATCAGCGTTATTGGCCGCATTCTGGGTAAAAAGGCCAACATCCAGTCCGTCGTTGGTCTTATCCCTGCCGTTTTTGCCATACGCCCTATACAGAACTCTAGTCCCAAACATCGAGTTGACCTTGAAGACCGCAACAATCAAAGCACCAGATTGCTTGAAAAGGTGGGCGGCAGCGTCCTCAACCCTGTCTTCAGCAATTGTGGGTATCTTCTTTGACTCTTTGTACGCCCCGATCAGCAATTCTTGATTTGTATATACAAAATAGCCCGAAAAGGTCAAAACTGCCATAAGCACCATTGCAAACAGCCTGAAAGGGCTGGACACATAGGCCAGCACCTTGTCTACTAGATTGAGGCGCTCATCTGCCATAACTCACCCGCGCTGCTCAAGAATGCCAAAGGTGAAATACCCAATGATCCCAAGAATTGCAAACAGGACAATCGCTACCAGCACGATCTCAACGACCTCATCGACCTCTTTCTTGCGCTTTTCAGCAGCCTCGCGTTCACGCCTAGCGTCATGGGCAGACTCAACATCCATCGCCGCTGCTCTGGACTTGATCTTGTTCCAGACATCAATCTTGCCTGACTGCATAAACAAGAGTTGTAACTCATCCTCAAAGCGCTTGGCCTGATCTAGCGCCATCTCTATCTGGATGGCAGTGCCCATCGAGGATTTGGACTTCTTGGCCTGTACAACAGCCTTGCTGGCGGTGGACTTGGCATCAAAGTACTTGCCAAGCACAGGGCCAAGAGACGATACATCGTCAACAGTCTTGCTGACCTTCTTGATCAGGGCGACTGCTGCTTGGATACCCGCTAGCGCTGTTAATGGATCAATCACTTTCCGCTACCTTTTTTGGTTCAGGTTTGCCTTTTTCCCGCCACTTTAAGCACCAGACCTGAAGCCTATCAGATGACCATGACCACCTGACGCACTCTACCGCTGGTGCTTGGACTATGGGAATCGGCGGCAGGGCGTCCATGATTACATCAGGATTTTCTTGAGCAATTCAGCGGCAAAGCCTGGCCCAAGCAGCGTGACAGCAATCAGCGCATAGAGGATGTATTCAATGCGAGACATCCGTTTGCTGCCCGACTCAAACGATTTCTGGATCGCCTCGTAGCGCAGCGCACAGACTTCCTCATGCGTGGCTAGCCGAGCATCTGTTGCGTCAATCTGGTTCATGGCATTGCATTAGCTGCGACTTGAGCCTGATACGCCGCAACCACTTCAGCAGTCCAAGCCGCATTGCAGATCGCCACGACATTGGCTGGTTGACCAGTGAGGTCTTGTGCTGGCGTCAGGCTTGTGCGGTGGTAGGTCTGAGCAATCTGGTCGCCGTCCTTGAGGATGCGTGTTGCCTCGCGGTACAGCACGATGCCGTTCTCAGTGACGGTAATTTGGTCGATGACTTTGGTTTCGGTGAGTGACATTTGGTTTCCTTAATCGGTGAAGTATGTAACTGAGCCTTGCCATCCGTATGAGCTAGTTACAGCAGTACTGTTGTTATATCTGTACATTAAAGCGGTGCTTGTATTTGAAACGACTGCAATTTGCCAAATTTCACCGGCCACTTGCGTTTCTCTGGCCGCACCGCACGCTTGCTGGTTAGCATTCGCGGACGCAAAAGGAAACCCGCCAATAGTGCTTACCGCCGTAACTGTCCCACCTGTAATTACGGCCTTAAATGTAATAGTTACTTGTTTTCCAATTTTTACATAGCTACCAAAGCAACTTTGAGATGTTATGGTTCCGGTAGCTGGGGTCAAGACAGGTGTCCAAGTCCCCTCCTCATAATCATCCAGCGTGTTTGCGTCAGCGCTTGTGACTTGAGTAGCTGGAAAGGCAATGCCGTTCAGTGACGGGGTTGTGCCAGACGCCACGACAGTGCCCGTGCTATCCGGCAGCGTCAGCGTCCTGTTCGTATTGGTCGCAGGTGGCACGATGGTGATGATGCCAGTCCCGCTTTGGGACAACATCTCAATCTGGCTTGCTGCAAGTGTTCCGTTAGCCATTACATTGCCTCCATGCGGTTCTTGAACCCGAAGCCCGTGGCAGCGGTGTTCTGTACGCTGCTGTCGTTGAAGGTGATGCCACCTGTTCCGCTGATTGATACGGTCATGCTAGTTGCTCCTCAGTGGGTCGTGCCAGGGTCGGGTGATCCCAAGCGGCAATGTAGTCACCCTTGCCGTCAGAGTCGTTCTGCAAGCGGATGGTGGTTGTGAAGTCTTGCTGAGTCAGCGCAGGGTACAGCGCCATGATCTTGTCGTAGAGGGTCATACCGCGCTCCTAATCATCGCCGCTTGGAAATATGTTGTATTACCGCTTGCGCTAATATTCATAGCAGAACCTGATGCTTGATAGACATACTGCTCCAAATAATCTGTTGAGCCGTTCATATAAACTATTGCAGAACAAACAGAAGTTATTCCAACAGCACCAGCACAAGCCACAATGTTTTGATTTAAAACTGCACCATTTTTGTAAATATTAGAAATAAATTGACCAGTTGCGCCGCCAGTTCCATCACGAACACTTGCAATTACTTGATAATAGCCAGCAACAGTAGGGGTAAAACGGCTAGAGGCAAAATTGCTATTAGTATCGTAAGCCTCTGTATCTAGAGTAACTTTTGTAAAAGTAGCCGTAGAAATTGATTGTGTTGTGCTGTTAGAGGCGCTGAACGCTGGCCCGTTGACAGGCACACCAGCCGTAGCGGTGGATAGCACAGTGCCAGTAGCATCAGGCAGCGTCAGTGTGCGATCTGAGTTTGTGATGGGTGCTAACAGGGTGACCGTACCCGTGCCGGTAGCGCCCCCTTGAACGGCTAATAAACTCATGCTGCCTCCAGTGCGGTGATGATTGTCTTCAGTGCAGCCACATCAGCAGCAGCGTCAACAGCGGTCTGCATGTCAGCGTACTTGGTACGGATGGCAGCACGGGCAGCTTCAGCGGCTACGGCCTCAGACGGGATGGTGGCCTTGATGTCCAGCGGTGCAAACTCAGCAGCACGGGCTGTTCTACGCGCATCATGCGTGATGGCCTTGGCCTTGGTCAGGTCGATTACGATGCCCATGTCCATGCTCCTCTGAATGTGCGGTCTTCTGGAATGTCTGCTGTGTCCACGATGGCGTACTCAGCGCCCTCGGGAATGTCTTTCATGCAGGCTTCAATGGTGTCTGCGGGGATGATTACCGCTACACCGCCGTCTGGGGTTTTGTAGATTATGCGTTGAGTCATAATGTTCTTTCAGCGGAATACGGCGACATTAAAAGTAGCTGTATCTTGATAAGCTGTGCCGAAAATATTGTAAGTAGCAACACCAATTGAAGATGTAGTTGTAGTACCAGTTCGTATAAATGTTGTACCA